GTATCTAAAATTATATACCTCCTGTGATTAAGTTAAGTATCAAGATCACAGGAGGTATATTTTTATGGTATCGGTTGAAAAACTGGATAAAGGTACCTATTTTGAGGATGCCTTTAAGGTTTCTTTTAAGTATGATCCTACTACGGTAGCTAAGATAAAAGAGCTGGCGGAGCGGAGATACTTACCAGATGATAGAGCGTGGGAGATCCCAGCCCACGAATTACCTAACCTAGTAGAAAAGCTGGGGATCCATAATATTAACAGTAATAGCGGTGTAATGGATGCCCTCAAAACTAAGGAGATTGAGGATAAAAGAGAGGCTACACAGGAAAGGCTTAGAGGTATTAAGCCTGTAGTGGATTTTGATTTTACCACTACTCCCCTCCCTCATCAAATAGAGGCTTTTAACTACGGTATGGAGAGGGATGAGCTCCTTATAGGAGATGAGCAGGGCTTAGGTAAGACTAAGGAAAGCATAGATATTACCGTAGCCAGAAAAAAGGAGCTTTGTAAGTGCCTCATCGTATGCGGTGTAAACTCCGTTAAGTATAACTGGGAGGCAGAGATTAAAACTCACTCTAAGGAAAAGAGTGTTATGCTGGATCAAAAAACGATGCCTCTAAGAGTAAAGGCTCTTAATGAGTGGCTGAGAGGATCGGAGTATTATGCTATAATCAATATTGAAAGCCTCCGTAATGAGGCGGTACAGGATGCGATCTACTTAGGTATCAAAGATGGCTTTATAGGCTGTATTATCGTGGATGAGATCCATAAAGCTAAGAATGGTACCAGCCAGCAGGGTAAGGCTCTTAGGATGCTTAGGAGCCCTGTAAAAATAGGCTTATCTGGTACCCCTATGAATAAGGCGGAGGATCTGTGGAATATCCTTACTTGGTTGGGGATTGAAAAGAGATCCTTTTACAGTTTCCGTAATTGCTATTGCATTATGGGAGGCTATGGCGGATATAAGGTGGTAGGACACAAAAACCTAGAGAGCCTTAATGCTGAGCTTAATAAGGTTATGATCCGTAGAAAGAAAGAGGAGGTACTGGATCTACCGCCTAAGATCCACTCTACAGAGTATGTAGAGCTCTCTAAGAAACAGCAGGTACTCTACAGGGATATTAAGAATGGTATCATAGCGGATATGGAGAATATCTTAGCATCTGTTAATCCGCTCTCTTGCACATTGAGGCTAAGACAGCTCACAGGAGGGCTCTTTACAGAGGATAACCCTAAGCTGGAGCGTATTATGGATATGCTGGCTGAGGAGATTATCCCTAACGGATATAAGGCTATTATCTTTAGTCAATGGGAGCAGATCGCTAGCCTCTATAATGAGGCATTACAGGAGTATAACCCTGTTTACATTGTGGGTAAGGTATCTCCAGAGGATAGACAGAAAGAGGTAGAGCGTTTCCAGAATGATCCTAACTGTAAGCTGGCTATCGGTACTATCGGAGCTATGGGTACAGGCTTAACTCTTAATAAAGCCTCTTATGTATTCTTTATAGATAAGCTCTGGAATAGCGGAGAAAATGCACAGGCGGAGGATCGTGCTCATCGTATCGGTACCGCTGGTACGGTTAATGTTATCTCTATGGTAGCTAAGGGCTCCGTAGATGAGGGCGTGGAGGAGTATCTGTTAGAAAATCAAGATCTTTTTGATAGAGTGGTAGATGGAAAAGGATCTAAGGCAGATATAAAAACAATACTTAACAAATTGCTGAAAATATGATATACTAGGGGTATATAAAAAGGAGGTACACATAATGCGAGTGATTACTATAGATGCAGATACTAATGAGAGAGTATATACCAGAAAAGAGGTAGCGGATCTGGTAGGCGTTTCTACCCAGACTATCCGCCTTTGGGAGGATGCTGGGGTTATCCCTCCCTCCGTAAGAGATGATAATGGGTATAGATACTGGAAAGATGAGGAGCTGGAAAAGATTAAAGCCTATGCAGAGCTCCCAGCTAAAGACCGTAGAAAGAAATAAACCTTACTTATGAGGAGAGTGTAACAGCTCTCCTCTTTTTTTTGTACTCATTTATGAGGAAAGTAGTAAAAATTTTTGCCTCCCTATCTAAATTTTTAACCCCTACAGGATTAGGTTAAGTATCACACAAAACAGGAGGTAAAACTAATGCTTAAGATCGAATTTACAAACGCACAGGTAGAGGATAATGGTTATGGGCTCTCCGTAAATGGTAAGGAGCTGGAGAAAATCATCTCCACAGCTTTAGGTACCAGAGTAGGAGATAAAGGCGGTTATGGCTCTGGGCTCCCTAGCTTTAAGAGTAATTGCTGTAATGTAACTGTTATCATTGATCCTCAACCTGTTACAGCCACTATTACCGATGATGAGGGTAGCTGGGATAGTGTGGAGGAAATGGAGGAGGGTATGCGTGAGCAGTATCAAGAGAAAGCTGGAGAGGCAGAAAGCTAAACAGGATGGTACCTTTCTCTATAAAAAGGTGCTAGCTAGAAAATTTGGGTGCTCCGTACCAGAGCTAAACAAGAGGCTTAAACGGAGAGAAAATAATCTTAAAAAACTGGAGGATAATAACAATGGCAAAGAGTGAGTTTACAGCTAGAGTAGCTGGTATGGAGATTGAGCTGGGTATGAGCGTACAAAACAAGAGCGGTATTTGGTGTAAGCCTACTGTGCGTATGAATATCGCTATTGACGGTGGCACGGATCCTAAGCAGAGAGCCTCTATCATTAAACAGGCTTTTGATGAGGTATGTGATAACATTGAAAAAGTGATCTCCGAAATGGAATAAATACTTACAGGGGGGGGGGAGATACCCTCTCCCCTTAAACTGGAGGTATGATATGAGTAAGTTAGTAGTTAAGGATGAGAACTTTTACACAGTACAGGGCTGGATGAGGAATAGACTAGGGCTAAGAGGAAACGCCTTAGATATTTACGCTATCATCTATGGCTTTTCGCAGGTATCTCATCAAGAATTTACAGCCAGCATTAACTACCTATGTGAGTGGCTGGGGGTATCACGCCCTACAGTTATCAATACCCTAAAGGATCTGGTAGATGGAGGGTTTCTCACTAAGGAAAGTACAGAGCTTAACGGTGTAATTTACAACAGATATACAGCGATAGTACCAGATTTTACAGGGGGTAAAGAATTTTTACTACCCCAGTCAAAAAATTTTACTGGGGGTAGTCAAGAAATTTTACCCAATAATATAAACAATACAACAGGAGATAATAAACCTCTACCTACGGTAGAGGGAGAGCAAGCTCTCTCTGGAAAGAAAAAATCATCTTATGCAGAGATCCTTAGTGCAGATGATAATAAGTATGTGAGAGAGGCTTTGGAGAAATTTCTCCACTATTGCAGAGGTAAAAACTACACTCCTAAGGTTACTACTGTAACGGAGTTTGCAAAGGTACTTAGGGATAATGCTGGAGAGGATCCTAAGCTAGCTCTGGCTATAGTAGATCAAAGTATAGATAATGGGTGGAAAGCCCTTTACCCTCTTAAGAAGTACGGACAGCAGAAAAGGGCTACAGCGGTTAGTAAACCTGTAGAGGGTGCAACGGTTAAAACCTACTAGCAAGGAGGAGAGTTAAAAGCTCTCCTCTAAAATTTTACCCTGTTTGTGATTAGGTTAGGTATCAAGGTTAAGGAGGTAGGCAGTAGTGAGATGCTTTGCAGAGGCATATTGCCAGAAAGATAGATCCGCCTGTAGTGAGCTTTGCGGAGGCTATAGAGTGCTTAGAGCTCTGTATAATTTGAGCAGGATCCCAGAGAGATACAGATATACTATTACTCTGGAGGCTACGGAGAGTGATCTCCCAGCTTTTGAGGCTCTTAATGACTATAAGGAGAGTGTGCTGGAAAAGGTAGAGGCTGGAGATGGGCTGTATATCTGGGGCAAGAGTACAGGTAGTGGTAAAACTAGCTGGGCGTGTAAGATTATGAGCCATTACTTTAGAAAGGTGGCTTTTGATACAGGGCTGGAAAATGAGGGGCTCTATATATTCCTCCCTACTTTCCTAGAGGATCTTAGGGATTACTACGATAATAAGGATCCAGATTTTGAGCAAGTACTCTCTATGGTAAAGGATTGTAAGCTCCTTATCGTGGATGATATAGGGGCGGAAAGAGTTACCGAATGGGTAAGGGAGCGTATGGTTAGTATCATAAATACCAGAGTGAGTAATAATCTGGCTACGATTTATACCAGTAACCTCTCCCCAGAGGAG